TTAGCCCGCCTTTTCACTTGTTGCGGTCTCTTCTCCACTTCGATAAATCGATGACCCGGGGGCCTCATTATCTTCAAGCATCTCCTCAACATAACGTTCAACTTTCCCCTTTTGTCTTTCAGTTAGTAGTCTGAATATTTTAATCAAGGACTTTTCATCTGTAGAATAATCTGAAGTTTCATCGGTTCCTGTGCTTTGCAGAGGGGTTCTGTTTTTGCCTGTTAAGATCCAATCAATCGAAATATTATAGAAGTCAGACAACGAAATAAGCGCATCTGCTGATGGTTTGATTTTGTTGTTTTCGTAGCTACTCAAATTACCTTTGGATAGATTAGTGGACATCGCCAAATCATTTAAAGAAATATGTTGCTCTTCCCTCAAGCGTTTTAGTCGCTCCCCTATCGTTCCCATATTAAAACCCCTTTCGAAATAAAATGCATTTTTGAGTTTTAATATTAGATCAAAATCACTTGACCCGTTTTAATATTAAAACTATAATAGGTTTAGATACGAAATCACAGCATCAGTTTAACACAATTTGGATAAACCGCCTATCACAAGCAGCTAGATTTTCAAATTGTGGTCCGCTCTTTGAAAACTGAATAGCACGAAGAAAATTACCGGCTTATTGCCGGACACTCTCATGAAAGGTGGTGAGTGCAAAAAAAAGCCGCCACGGTGTGACGGCTAAATGAATCGAGTTTCTAACGGCACAACATGAAAGCAAGTAATGCCTCCATCTTAGGGTATGCAACATGAAAGGAGTGAGTGCCTGTGAGCAAAGTTTTAACGAAGCCTTCTTCCTTCGGGGTGGAGGTCAAAATGCGTCTTCTTGAGCTAAACATGACGCAACGGGAACTGGCTAACGATATCGGCGTGAATGAAAATTACTTGACCGATATTTTGCGTGGGCGCCGGTCCGGTACCAAGTACAAAACAATGATTCGCTTCCGGCTTGGCTTGGATCAAGATGACCAGCAGAAGGAGGTGATATAGCAGATGACAAAAGAACCGGTTGACGTTACGTCTGTTCAGACGGAGCGGGCCATGGGGATCGTGAAGGAGATTCTCGGAGGCGTAAATCTTCAATCCGAGTCCAATCAGCTAACCTTTTCCCAGGCTCAGAAATCCGCGCTAGAATCCTATGCAGCATTCCTGGAGGAACAGGAAAGAGTGCTGAAGGAACAGCTTAATCAAGTTGTCGTGGAACTGAGTGCGAAAATCGCAGCGGTTCAGAATATGCTTCATTCGGTCGGGTATGAGATTGGAAGAGAAGAAGGCATCCAAAGAAAATTGAAGTTGCGAGGGACATTCAATGAACAGCAAGAGAGAGCATAAACTGACGGCCGAATGTGAAACCGGGAGCCCTTATCCACAAAGCCGCTCCCGGAATCGTAACCGCATCATCTATACTCTCTATCTCAGTATAGACGATGCGAACTTGAAAATAAAGAAGGTGATTGCGTGAGCGTATGGCTGCCCATTAAAGATGTGGCCGAACTATATAATTTGACGGAAAGAGCCGTACAGATCCGGGCTCAAAAAGGTCAATTTCGCACCAGGGAAAAAACGAACCGCCTGAACCGGAAAATTTATCAGATCGACCTAACATCCCTTCCGGCGGACAAGCAGCGGGAATATCTCCGCAAACACTCCGAAGATGACCAAGTGGATCAGGCCAACATTGAGGATGAGAAAAAGCAGTACACACTCGGCGAGCTTCAGCAGATCTATGGCCAGGGGAAATTGGAAAAGTATTTGCTGGACGCCTTTCACCGTATCGACCTGATCGAGCAAGTCAAAGCGCTGCCGCACGGGTCTAAGGTTTCCGCCATTCAAACCTTGTGCGATGAGTATGGGGTCAGCCAACGGTCCTTGTACCGCTGGATGGATGACTACGAAAAGGGCGGGCTTTCGGCCTTGCTCCGGAAGCCGCACGAAACCCGGGGCAGATCCCGTAAGCTAAGCCGAGAAGAAGCCCACTTCATTCGCGGTTTCTATATGCAGCCTTTTCAACCAAAGGGCTCCATCGTATATGAGCAATACCTAAAGAAGTGCGGACAAGAAGGTTGGAAGCCGATCTCCCAGGCGACCATGTACCGCGAGATCGCCCGGATACCTAAACCGGAATTGTCGCTGGCACGGGACGGAAAGAAAGCTTTCGAAGCGAAGTATTTGCCGCAGGCGACGCGCGATCTTACGTTACTCAAGCCTAATGAAATGTGGGTCGGTGACGGTCACACGATCGCGATCCTCGTTCCTCACCGCAACTCGATCAAGCGTTTTACGTTGTCGGCTTGGATGGATATGAGGTCGAGGGCTTTCGTCGGCTGGTGTATCGGCCCCCACGGCAGCAGTCACATTGTCGGTTTGGCCATACGGCATGCAATCCTTCCGAAGGAGGACTCCCCGATATGGGGGCTGCCGGGCTATGTGTACATGGATAACGGGAAGGAATACAAGAACAAGCACCTGAACGGCGGCAAACGGACACCGCTTCACGATTTCACGTTGGAGCAGGAAGGGTTATTCAAATCTCTAGAGATCGGCACACGGTTCGCGCTTCCGTATAACGCCAAAGCCAAACCGATCGAACGGGCATTTCGAACTTTCAGTGATCGGATGAGCCGTTACGTGCTTGGCTTTTGCGGAGAGTCACCGGCTGAACGGCCTCACGATCTGAACGAGAAGGAGCTCTTTATATCGGGCCTAACCATCGATCAGGTCGCCACGCTGATCGAGGGGTACATGAAGAAGTACAACAACACTCCGCATGCCGGACTGAACGGCATGACTCCGCTGGAGGTTTATCAATCTGAGGAGCGCTATCGTCTGGACATGCCGCAGGAAGAAGAACTGGATCTCCTCATGATGAAGTCGGATAAAGCCGCCGTTTCCTCGGGCGGGGATATCAAGAAATTCGGCGTATTCTTCCACGACGACGCGCTGTACAATCTGCAAGGCGAATCGGTTACAGTTCGCTACGATCCGAACCGATTGGACGAGCTTTACGTTTACCACAATGGCAAGCTGCATTGTAAGGCACAAACCAAAGAAATGCTGTCCATGTTCGCGACCGAGGAACAACACAAGGAACTCCAGCGCAGAAAAGCGGCTGCTCGCAGATCCACACAAGAGGCCCTGGACAGTTACGGCGTAACTGCGGCTGAAGCCCGGAGAATGGTCCTGGAGGATTACACCGACGATGAAGAGATCCTCGATATCGTTTGTGGTAAGAACACCCGCAAAAAGCCGGCTGCCGCATCGAATGTGGTTCGCCTGAATCGGACAAGCAAAATGGCAAGCGACATGAAAAAGCTGGATGAAGAATCCGAAGGATCAACCTCTACCGAAGCCAGCAGTTTCTTCGGCAAGATCGGCGAGGCCTTCCTTCAAAACGTGAGATAACAAGGAGGAATTACAATGGCAATGGCTCTTCTTGATATGAATAAAACCAAACGAATCGACACACTTCAGCAGTTTTTGACCGACCGCATTGATCGTCAGGGCGTGAAACAGAAGGAAATCGCCGATGCAATCGGCAAGTCACACACATACATTTGGAATTTTCGCAAGACCGGCCAAGCCTCTGAGGAGGTTTTGACAGCGCTGGAAAAGTACATGTACGACACGATCGGCCCGCAACCGGCTGCCCTTGAAGTGGCCGCGACCAAACGAGCTGATTTCGTCAAAACCAAGGACGCCAGTAACATCTTGGGCCTGTGCGTCGCGACCGAAGCCATGAATGGTATCGGCGCGGTGCTGGGGAATGCGGGAACCGGCAAGACCCACGCCCTGAGGGAGTACGCATCCCGAAATGACAAAGCGGTCTTTATCCGGGCTAACGGGATGATGAGTCGGTCCGGTCTGCTGAAAGCCATCGCGAAAGCCGTGGGTGCTACCCCTGCCGGGCGCGGCGAGGAAATGCTTGAGGACATCATCGAGACGCTGCGGGAAGCCCCGCGCGTCCTGATCATCGACGAGATCGAGCAGCTGATGCCAGCTAAGAACATAACCAAGATCGAGATCCTTCGGACCATTCACGACGAAACCAAGGACTACGGCAACAGCCTGATCATGGCCGGTCCGGTGTGGGTTGAACAGAAACTCAAGAAGCGGACCATCGGGGAGAACTACGGGCAGATTGATAGCCGTATCGATTACCTCTATAAGACGGAAGGCCTCTCACGCGACGAGATCCTCACCATCCTCCAGGACTACGACATGAACGATGCGGCGAAATCGCAAATCGTCGGCCTGATTACCCGCACATCCAAGGGCGGCATTCGCTGGCTGTCCAAGCTGCTCCAGAAATGCCTGGACGATGCCAGCGTCGGCAGCGGCTTGATCACCGCCGAAACGGTGAAGAACGCCACGGCCATGATGATGCTGTAGGGGGTGCGGCCATGACTGCCTTCACCAATCCAACCGAACCTATTTCTCGTCTCTTCGCACTTTTAGGTCATGTTGTGCTGCCGGTCGCCATAAGACCGGTGGCGATTATATCCGGGCTTACGGATCGCGAGGTTGGGATCGTTCTTTGCGGATCTCCGGACTATGCGGTCATCGATGGTCAGATTTTCATCAGAGATCCTTTTCAGCAGAATATGGAGGAAATGGAACGCCATCTTTGGGAAGTGATTACCGTGTTTGACGCCGATCAGCTGTACCGCGAGGAGCATTGCGCTTTTAGTTGTGCAGCCGGTCAGCATATCCATACATTCATTGAAATTGAACACGAGGAGGAATTAGCATGGCAAGAGTAAAACTGCCGGACGCTCCGGCACTCAAAAGCTGGGACGACGTGGACCTGACGCTGAAGGAAATCGGCGAGTGTCAGCTCGCCGTCGAGCGCATCGAGGCGGACATGAACACGAAGATCTCAGACCTCAAGCTCGCCGCCGAAATGGAGGCGAAGCCGCACAAGGAAAGTATCAAGCTGCTGGAGCTCCAGATGAAGGAGTTCGTCGAGGCGAACCGCGACGACCTGGGAAATCGGAAGACAAAGGAGATTAACTTCGGCCGGACCGGCTATCGGAAGAGTACGAAGATTGCGCTTCCTCGCGCTGCTGCCAAGCTGGCGGAAGTGATCCGCAAGATCAAGGAGTTCGGCATGACGGACTGTATCGTCCAGCCACCGGAGAAGATCGATAAGGACAACCTGAAGAAGTACCCGGAAAATGAAATCCTGAAGGTCGGCGCGACGCTCACGGTCGAGGATACATTTTGGTATGAGGTAGACCGCGAGAAGCTGGCCGATCTGTGAGGTGCCCGCCATGGAGAAGATCACCTATCCGCAAATCAAGAAGATCTACGGCCTCGCAAAGCAAGCCAAATTGAATGACGACGAACTGCATGACCTGGTCCAAGTTGTGACCAGGTCTACTAGCATTAAGGCCCTGAGCAAGAATCAAGCTATAAAAGTCATTGACCGCTTAACCTCGCTTCTCAAGGGTTATCCGCCAACTCGTGCGACGCCGAATCAAATCTGGCAAATCAACAAACTGGCGGAAGAACTCGGCTGGAAAAGCGATCCGCGCAGGCTTCGGCATTTCTTGGAGAACCGGCTTCATGTCAGTCACCCGAGCTACCTCTCGCCGGAAGCTGCCAGTAAAACGATCGAGGCGCTGAAGAACATGAAACGCCGAGCTCGCGAGAAAGGATCATCGGTCAATGGCTAACCCTGTCATGCTTACGCCATCGGACAGCCAGGAGCTGAGGGGTATTCTTCGTCGCTTCAGTCGGTCCGATCTGATTAAGACGGCCCGGGATTATGTTGGTTACGCAGCTCACGCCGGGGAGCCCTGCTCCTTACCCCTTGATGAAATAGAAGGTAAGACTGACGAGCAGCTGCGGCAGTTCATCTTTGAAAGAGATTGGCCAGGATGCCGCTGGTCTACGAAAGGAGTTCGTGCTGATGGCAAACTTGCTGGATCGGTACACACCGGCGCAAAAGGCAGTCATTGAAGCATATTGGGAAACGGTACGCTTCACCCGTCGCTCAGGGAAAATCTCCGAGAACATAAAGCAACGCGAATATGAATACTGGGACAAGTTCGATTCCGACGTCGTGATCCAGTCCCTCTCAACGCATATTGAAAAATATCCGACCCACCGGGAGGATTACACCCGGGGCATCATGCGGAACAAGCGGAACCAAAAAGGAGGCGCAGCACATGGAAGCGATCGACCAGTACCTCCCCGGCCTGCTGCAAAGGGTCGAGGCGCTGCGAGCCCAGGGCGCGACACAGACGCCCAAGAAGCCTTCCGTCGAAGACTCTCCGGTCTTTGATTGCCCGCTATGTCAAGACGAAGGCATCGTCTTCTATCCGGAACAGAACCTCGCTGTAGAATGCAAATGCCAGGAGCGAAAGCGGGTCCAGCGGATGCTGAAGTCCAGCAATATCAGCGAGGAATTTGTCCAAAAGACATTCGACACATTCGATGTTCAAAGCGTGGATCGCCGGGTGGCCGAAGTGTACAAGCTGGTCAAGGAGTATTCCGATACGTTGGCCGCTCGCGTAAAGAAAGGCCAGGGGCTGCAAGGGGTTCCTTGGCTTGGCATCCTGGGGAAGTCGGGATCTGGCAAGACGCATCTTTCAACGGCTGCCGTCGTCCCGCTCGTCGAGCTTGGCGTTCAGCCGGTTTTCTTTAATTGGGTTTCCGGGTTCACGGAGTGGATGGCCTATTACAACATCCCTGATGAGGCTTACAAAGTGGACGAGATCCGAAAGCGGCTTTATAACTGCGAGATCCTGATCGTGGATGACGTTTGTAAAGAAAGTCAAAAAGACACCTGGGTCAAGGAATTTTACGGCATTGTTGATTTCCGTTATCGTAAGGGGCTGCCGATCATTTACACCAGCGAATACTTCGAGGATCTGATCGGCTTCCTCTCGGAGGCTACCGCCGGTCGACTGTTCGAAAAGTCTCGGAGCGCCAAGACAGAAAAAAAGTATATCGGCCAAATGTTCCTGGGCTCGGATGAAGATCCGCTGCTGCTGAATTTTCGATTCAAAGATTTAGTTTGATTCTCAAAATTTTTGGCAAAGGAGGACTCAAGGAAATGACATTCAATGATGAGGAAGAGCTTTCCCTCTTAAACCCTAAGAAGTTTCAATGGATCGATCAGCTTGGATGCATCAATGCCCTAGCTTTGGAATGCGCAAATAACAGTAATAAATTCGATTTAGCCATGCGGGCTATTTATCTCCGTAAATACGCAGTCAATGTTTCTAAGATGACAGTAAAGCAAAAGGCCGCCCTTAAGCGTGAAGTCACGAAAAAGGTCAAAGAAATTCTGATCATTCGAGAATCGGCGGATATCGGAGATATCGTCCTTGTGGATAAGCTGGTTCCTAACCCGCTATTAGGCGGTTACAAGCGGGACGGATCAAAGCCGGTTGAAGCTGTAGTCATTTCTAAAAAGCGACGATCGTCTTCATTCCACTATCAAGTGAAGCGGCTTGCCGACCAGGCCTACCAAGAAGGAAACGGCCATATGATCAAAGGAATTATTCGTAGGGCTTCAGAGAGTGCATCCTAATGGCCAAAACAAAACCTAGTGCTGAGCCGATACCATTTGCAACTCCTCCCGATCCTAATCGATCATTCGTATTGTTTCCTAGCAGGTTGCTGACCGCCGGATCGGCAGCCGTTAGCCTGGAAAGTCTGCTTAAGCAAGTACACAAGCAACCGGTAGATCGACAAATCGCTGAGATCGCCTATGATCCGGCGGAACTAAAGCTGGAAATTCACTATAGTAAGATTACGAAGGAGTGAATGAAGTGTGGGATGAATACGCACGATGCAATCATTGTAATGAAATCGTTGGGAAAATGACTTTTTCGATCCCTCTCCTCATGCCGGTATGCCCTAAGTGCGGCGAACAAAATTCGGTTGATTCTGTAACGGCAAGACGAGTATACAAAGGGAAATGGTACAATCCCGCAACATGGATGATTTGGGGTTGGGAAGTTAAAGAGTAATGCACATTCAGAAAAAAGTCGTTTTAGCAAAAATACACATCCATCCAGAAGGAGGAAGAAAACAATGAAAAAAGGAATTGATTGCGCCGCCCCGATCACGGCGGCGAATGCCAAAAAAATCGCGACAGCTGGATACACATTTGCCGCTCGGTATTTAGTGCCGCAGCGCCTGGGATGGAAACGCCTGAACCGTGCTGAAGCTGAGGCCATTACTGCCGCTGGAATGAAAGTGATTTCTGTCTTCGAGACTTCGGCTTCGCGTCCGGCTGGAGGATCGGCGGCGGGCCAGGTAGATGGAGCCGAAGCCTTCAAGGAGGCGAAGCTGATCAAGCAGCCGGTCGGTAGCGTCATCTACTTTGCCGTGGATTATGACGCCCAGGCCAAGGATTTCGATAAAATCGAAGCATATCTGAAGGCAGCTGCTTCCCAAATTCCCGGATATAAAGTTGGTGTCTATGGATCGTACCGGGTCATCGAAGAGATGTCGAAGCGGAAAGCAGCATCGGCCTTTTGGCAAACTTACGCCTGGTCGGGTGGTAAAAAGAGTTCGAAGGCTAATGTCTATCAGTACAAAAACGGTCAGTCTCTTACGGGCATGACCGTCGATTTCAATGAATCTTACGGCGGTGAAGGCTGGTGGGATACTTCCGAAGCGGACAAGCCTGTTACGCCTCCAGCGATCAAACACAAGGTGCAGCCCGGCGACGCCGAAAAGATCATCCGTTTTCTCTCTGCTGCCTGGTTCGTTCTTCAAAAGAACATGGCGGACGAGTTCAACCGCCTGGCGGACGAGCTGCGTCGGGGAACGGACATTCAGCCCGGTGACGCCGAAAAGATCATCCGCTTCCTCTCTGCCGGTTGGTACATCGTTCAGGAATATAAAGAGGCCCGGGACGAGTTTAATCGCCTCGCAGATCAAGTCCGTTTGGCTTCGGGGTTGAAAGCCGGGTGATTGCCAAATAAAATGACCCTGCTATAATGGGAGGTGATATTCCCGTGGAAGACTGGCTCAATGAATTGACTGCCGACATGATCCCGGAACCCTACTGTTCATACGCCAAGGCGATTGGCATTGATAATTTGATAAGGCTTGTGAAGATGACCGGCGGTGATGAGATCTACCTCCCGACGCTCGATTTCTTCAAACGCCCTATTCGGGACAAGCGAATCCGTGAGGAATACACGGGATACAACGAGAAGCACTTAGCACGGAAGTATGAGCTCAGTGAACGACGTATTCGGGAGATCGTCGAAGGCGAAAAACCGCCCGCTATCATTGATGATAATCAGTTTTCCCTAATTGTGGAAAACGGGGCATTTACGTGGGGAACCCCTTCTAAAAACGAATAGCGCTGCAAGTTACGATACCAGTATAGGACATTGCCTATACTGGTTTTTTTATTCTCAAAAAGAAGGAGGATCACGATGCAAAACTCCATCCAAGACATACTGACAAACCTCGCGCTCGGCGTGCTGACTTTGCTCTGTGCAGCCGTCATGTACTACATCAAGAAGGCCGTCGCCAAGCTGCGGCTTGAGGCGCAGAAAATTGACAATGATGAGCAGCGTTCTCTTGTCCTGACGGCCCTCACTCGACTCGACGATGTGGCGACCAAGACGGTCAAATCGACCGAACAAACGGCGGCCAAAGCGATTCGGGAAGGCATCAAAAGCGGAACAAATTCTAGGGAGGAATTGCTCGCACTGGGGAAACAGGCTTTCGATGAAGTGCTCAAGATGTTGGAGCCGGAATATCTCGCCGTCCTGACGACAACCCTCGGCGACGTAGACGCTTATATCCAGCACACGATCGAGTCCAAGGTCCTGGAGCTGAAGGAGGCGGCCTAGTGGATTACTCCTGGATCATTCAGTCGGCCACGATGCTCGGCATCGGAGTTATCGGCTTTTTTCTAAAGTCAACGCTCGCCGAAGTAAAATCTCAAAACAAGAAGACTGAAGAACGTGTGGATGCGCTTGAGGAAAAGCTCGAAAATCTCAAGTCGGATCTTCCCTTTATCTACACCACCCGGGAGGACTTCATCCGCACGATGAACAACGTGGACAACAAGTTGGAGAAGATCCACGACGTGCTCCTGAAAGGAGGCAACCAACATGGCACTGGATGAACAAGAATATCGCGGAGCACAGCACAACAAGGCGGTTCGCGGCTACATTCTGCGGTCGTTGGTCAAGGGCTATAACAATTCCCTACTTTGTCGGCAGCTCGTTAACGTCATGGTCAATGATGGCGTAATCGTGAGTCCGGACATTTCCAAACACTTGGATTACCTCATAGGCAAAGAATACATCGAGTTTACGGATGCCAGGATCAACTCTTATACGGCATACGCCAATGATGCTGTTATCCGGCTGACCGTCAAAGGAATCGACCTCCTGGAGGGCTCCACGCCGAATGACCCGGGAGTGACGCTCTAATGGCAAAGCGCAGAACACGGTGTCTTATTGACGATCTACCGCTACACATCAAGGATCAGGTCGATTCCATGCTGGCCGATACTCGAATCACGTATTGGGAAATCGTTGAGTACCTGGACAATCAAGGTTATGCGATCAGTAAATCGGCAGTCGGTCGCTATGCCCTGCGATTGGATAAATCGACCCAGCGGTTATTGGAAGCTCAAGAACAGACCCGAGCTCTGGTTGAACTGATTAAGAAAAACCCGGATGCCGACTATACCGAGGGCGCTATGCAGATCATGGCCGGTGAGCTGACGCGCAAGATGGCGCAAGCTCAAGAGGAATGGGACGAAATGGATCTGGATAAGGCCGGACGGCTGATGGTCGCCTTGTCCCGTAGCAAGGTTTACAAGGACAAGGTCCGCCAGGACATGCAGAAGAAAATCGACCTGGCATTCTCCGGAATGGAATCCGACATCATGGCGGCGATCAAGTCGGACGCTGCTCTGGCCGCCCAACTGAAAGAGGTTCTGCAAAAAGCCAAGGAAAAGATGATGGCCGATGATTAAGCTGGACGATTATATCCGCCAACTGGAGGAGGACGACGAGGCCAAGGAGCAGATCCAGAACCTCGCCTATCAGCGGGATCTCTTCGAGCGTTACGTTTGTAGGAATGAAGAACACGCTGAGTACCGCCAATCACTCTGGCAGGCGTACCAGGCAGGCGATGAGTTGACCGGACCGAACGGGCTACGGAAAAAGCTTGGCGCGATCGATCTAGAATACTTTGGCCGGGCATACCTACCCCATTACTTTGTACGGGAGTCGCCCAAGTTTCACGGCGAGTTGGACCGAATTTGGACGCAAGGCGTCATGAAGGGCTTGAACCCGATCACCGACAAGAAGAAGATCTCCCGGGCCAAGGGCTGCCATCGGGGAACTGCTGCTCCCCGGGGTCATGCAAAATCGACAAACTTCACGTTCAAAGATACCCTTCACGCCGTGGTTTATGAGTACAAGCATTACCCGATTATCTTGTCGGACAGCAGCGACCAGGCCGAAGGCTTCCTCACCGACATCAAGACCGAGCTGGAAGACAATGCCGCAGTCATTGAAGACTTCGGCAGCCTAAAGGGGAAGGTCTGGAAAGGTAGCGTGCTGCTGACGTCTACGGACATCAAGGTCGAAGCGATCGGCAGCGGCAAGAAGATTCGCGGCCGCCGACATCGGAACTGGCGTCCGGATCTCCTCGTCCTGGACGATGTTGAAAACGACGAGAATGTCAACACGCCGGAGCAGCGAAAGAAGCTGGAGAGCTGGTTTTACAAAGCGGTTTCGAAGGCCGGGGACACCTATACAGATATCGTGTATATCGGTACGATTCTGCACTACGATTCCCTGCTATCCAAGGTGCTGAAGAACCCATCTTATCAATGCGTTACTTATCGCGGGGTTATCAGCTTCTCAACCGAGGAAAGCCTGTGGGAAGTATGGGAAGTTATCTATAACGATCTGGACAATCCGGCTCGCGAGGGAGACGCTCTTGCGTACTTTGAGGAAAACCGGGAAGCCATGCTGGAAGGAACAGAAGTCCTTTGGGAGGAGAAGCTCTCCTATTACGACCTGATGATCATCAAGCTTTCCGAGGGCGACGCATCCTTTAACTCGGAAATCCAAAATGATCCGATCGATCCGGACAGTTGTACCTTCAACGAGGAATGGTTCGACTTTTACGATGACGATCCTTCCATTGACTTTTCGGCACCGAAATTCATTCTTGTTGCGGCAAACGACCCGTCGCTCGGGAAGAACAAGAAATCGGATACCAGCTCGATTATCGTCATCGCCAAGGACACCGTCACCGGCTACATGTATGTGGCCGAAGCGTCGATTGAAAAGCGCCATCCAGACGTCATTATAGACGACGCCATCGAAATGTCGAAACGGGCCAAACGGGAACTGAAAAAGCCATTCTACCGGTTCGGCGTGGAGACGGTGCAATTCCAACACTACTTCAAGGATGTCCTGGCGAAGAAGTCGGCGGAAGCTGGCGAGTACCTCCCGATCGAGGAGATCCAAAGCCGCGAGAACAAATTCATGCGGATTGAAAGCTTGCAACCGCTCGTCAAGAACCGATACCTGAAGTTTTCCCGTAAACACAAAACGCTGCTTCAGCAGCTCAAGGAGTTTCCAATGGGCCGGAACGACGATGGCCCGGACGGTTTGGAAATGGCCGTTCGCCTGGCACTCAGCATCAAGACGACCAACAAAGTAGATTACAAATCAGTCATCAGCCGGGCGCTGAAATTTCGGCGCGGCGGATATTAAGGGGGTGAATCGAATTGGCAAAACGTAAAGGCAAACAGCAACAACGCTCTGCCCCGACCCCCAAACCGGATATGACGGAAATCAGCGTCGCCCAGGTTCAAGACAAATATTCGAGCTACCCGTCGAACGGGTTGACTCCGCAGCGTCTCGCGCAAATCTTCCGGGAAGCGGATGCTGGTGATGTGCTCCGGCAGATGGAGTTATTTGAAGAAATGGAGGAGAAAGATCCTCATTTGTTTAGCCAGCTCCAAACCCGTAAGAATGCCGTAACCGGCCTCGACTACGAGATCATCCCCTTTTCGGACGATGAGTTCGACAAACAGATCGCTGAATTTGTCAAGGAACAGGTTCAAGCTTTGGAGAACCTCGAAGACATTTTCATCGACCTTCTCGACGCGATCGGAAAGGGCATTTCGGTATCGGAAATCATATGGGAATACGACGATGGCCATACCGTCATCCAGGATATCAAATGGCGTCATCCGAAACGCCTCATATGGGATAACGACGATGTATTGAAAATCGCAACTCGTGAGTCTCCAAACGGAGTACCTCTCGTGCCTAATAAATTTGTAGTTCACCGCTACAAAGCAAGATCCGGACATCCATCCAGGGCGGGGGTGCTACGCGTTGTCGCCTGGATGTACTTGTTCAAAAATTACGACCTGAAGGATTGGGTTAGCTTTTGCGAAGTGTTTGGCATGCCGCTGCGGCTTGGTAAATACGATCCGTCTGCTTCGGAAGATGACAAGCTTGCCCTGATGCGTGCGTTGATCCAGATCGGGACCGACGCCGCCGGAATTATTCCGAACGGTACGGAGATCGAGTTCAAGGAATCCAGCAAGACGACGAGCATCAATGTATATGAGTCACTGGCAAGATATTGCGACGAGCAGATCTCCAAGGCGATCCTTGGCCAAACGCTAACTTCGGATTCCGGAAGCGGATCATATTCCCAATCGAAAACGCACAACGAGGTCCGGCACGACTTAACGGTCGCTGACTGTAAAGCGCTGGCGGCGACGCTCCGGCGAGATCTGATCCGCCCGTTGGTCTACTTCAATTTTGGAGAGGATCGACGGATTCCTTACCTTCGCTTTGACTGTGAAGAAGCGGACGACCTTAAACAAACAGCCGAGATCTACGACACCTTGATCTCCAAGGTTGGGCTCAAGGTTCCTACATCGCACATTTACAAGAAGTTCAGCATTCCAAAGCCTGAAGCTGACGAAGAAATCGCTACGCCGCCAGTGGCCGTAGCTGCTCCGTTCAAGGAGTCGCTCTCCGATCTGAAGGTTTTGAAAGATCAAGGGAAATCCACATCAACACAGGCGCAAATTGATGCCCTGGCCGATATGGCCATCAAGCATAACGCCGATGTATTCTCTAAGATTTTCGCCCCGATTCTCAATATGGTTGGCAAGGCTGAAAGCTTGAATGAGCTGAAGGCCAATCTGGAGGATCAGGATTTCGTAAACTCGCTATATGCCAAGATGGACGTCGAGGATCTCGACGAGCTGTTGGCAAAGTCGATGTTTTACGCCGACCTGACGGGGAGAGCTGATGATGTATGAAGGATCTCTTTGAGCTGCTGACCGAGCCGGACTTCAAGTTTGAGGAGGCAGCCGAGTTTTTCGGAAACAAGCTCCTTCTGAAGTCTTCTGAATTTTATCAGTTGGCCGAGGAATACCGGCATCAAGCATTTACGGTTTCGGGGTATAGCAAGATTCAGATCCTCAAGAAGTTTCAGGACGAGCTCCTGAAGGCGATTGAGGAAGGTCGGACGATGCGGGAATTCAAGGATCGGATGAACGACTTTCTGGAGCGCAGAGGCTACGAAGGGATTACGAACTTTCAGGCGGACAATATCTTCCGTACCAACGTTCAGACGGCCTACAACGTCGGGCATTACAAGCAAATGACCGATCCGTCCGTCCTGCGGCTGCGGCCATACTGGCAGTACGATGCCGTGAACGATCAGCACACCCGACCTTCACACCTTGCGATGGATGGCCGGGTCTTCCGGGCGGATGACCCGATCTGGAATACCTGGTATCCGCCGAACGGCTTCCGCTGCCGCTGCGGCGTCAAGACACTTTCCGAGCGGCAAGTTCGAGAGCGCGGCCTAACGGTCGAAACATCGCCGCCGGTATCGGCAGAAGTGAACGGACGATTCACGAACATCATTCCCGATCCAAACTTCGCGACGAACCCGGCCAAGGATGCTTTCAAACCGGATGTCAGCAGCTACCCTGAGCCGCTTCGAAAGGCGTTTGAGCAGCGAGAGAAACGAAAAACGAAAACGAGCCCCTAGAAGGCCGTTTAAGACGCCTTCCTATTTTGACTACCGAATAGTGGCTATGAATCTATTAACGACGTTATAACGCGTTCTAACGTCGTTACAGATGCAAATGACGGGTAAGGAGGTGATCACAATCAAAAAACTGATCGTTTGCTCGGCTGCCGCCACCGAGGTTGAAGGTGTTCCGGACATCGTTAAGATACTGCCCCTTGGCCTGGTGAAATCGCAAAAAGGAGACTTTGTCGTCGATGACGAGTCTTTCCAGGCGATGAAGGCAGCCATGGAAAAACGGAACCTGGACATCGTTGTGGACTATGAGCATCAAACCCTCGACAATGTGCAGGCTCCTGCAGGAGGCTGGATCAAAGAGATCATCCTCCAGCCTGACGCGATTGCCGCCAAAGTGGAATGGACACCGAAGGCTGTGGAGTACCTCAAGAATAAGGAATACCGTTACCTGTCACCTGTCGTCCTGGTTCGAAAAGCTGATACCAAAGCTGTTGTTTTACACTCGGTTGCTTTGACGAATACCCCGGCGATCGATGGTATGTTCCCGATCGTCAACTCGATTGACGTGACCGAGTACGAAGAAATCCAAAATGAACAAGGAGGAAACAAGATGAATGAATTTTTGAAGGAATGCGCGAAGATGCTGGGATTACCCGACGACGCGACAGACGAGGAAATTATTGCAAAAGTAAAGGAATGCTGCAAACAGTTTGCCGCACAAGACGGCATGGTAGCTAATAAGACCATCACTAGCCTGCTCGGCGTACCTGAGACTGCAAAAACCGAGGATGTTGCAGCTGCAATCATGGCGCTTAAAAACCCGAACGGATTTGTACCGGCAGCTGACTTTGTGGCTTTGAAAGCCCGGCTCGACAAAAAGGATTCGGACGAGCTGGTCACAAAAGCTCTGAAAGACGGCAAGATCTCCGCAGCTCAAAAGGAATGGGCTGAGGATTATGCACTCAAAGATCCGCAGGGGTTTGCCAAATTTGTTGAGAAAGCGCCGCAAACTGTTCCTCTTGGCGAGCTCGACATCGAAGCCAATAAGGACAAAGCCCCGGCGAACGACGAAACGACGCTGGCCGTATGCAAGCAGCTGGGCGTATCCCAGGAAGACCTCGAAAAATACGGCGACAAATAACAATTACTCTCTGAAAGGAGCTAAAAGCATGCTGACGCAAGGAAGAAACACTACGGAATTCGCTGGAAGATTGATCGTACTCCCCGTAAAAGGCGGGGCCAAAATCTTTGATGGAGCCCTGGTCGCCCTTGATGCGGATGGATTTGCGATCCCCGGTGAAAAAGCGCCTGATTTAACGGCAGCCGGTCGATCCGAAGAATTCGTCGATAACACAGCCGGGGCGGATGGCGCAGCTACAGTCCGGGTTGCCCGCGGCGTATTTACCTTCAATAACTCGGCGACCGGAGCTATCGCTCAAAAGGATGTACTGAAGAACTGCTATATCGAAGACGATGAGACTGTTTCCGTCACAGCCACGGATTCCAGCGTGGCCGGAAAAGTCTTGGGATTTGAAGGATCTGAAGTCATCGTGGAAATCCTGTAATCCCGTCCTTCATCACATTCGCTTGAATGAATCAAAAAACACTATCGAGGAGGAATAGATTCATATGATCGTAAACCAGCAAGCCCTTCGGGGTATCTATACCGGCTTTAAGGTGATCTTCCAGAAAGCCTTTGATCAATCGAAAACGAAATGGGAGCAAGTCGCGACCCTCGTTCCTAGCACGACCCGCGAAGAAAACTACAAGTGGTTAGGCAAATTTCCTAAGATGCGGGAATGGATTGGCGACCGTGAAATTCAGAACCTGGAAGCATCCGACTATACCATCAAGAACAAGGACCATGAATTGACGGTCGGCGTGGATCGTAACGACATTGAGGATGACAGTATCGGGATCTATACCCCGATTGTCGAAGAAATGGGCCAAAGTGCCGCCTTATATCCAGATGATCTTGTGTTCGGGTTACTTCGTGAGGGGTTCACTAAACCTTGCTATGACAAGAAACCTTTCTTTGCCACAGATCACAAGCTAGGCAAGAAGACGGTCAGCAACAAGGGTAAGAAGAAGCTTTCTCCCGATTCGTATAGCGCGGCCAGAACGGAGATCATGTCACTCACCGACGAGAAAGACAAGCCGCTGAAACTGGTTCCGAATTTGTTGGTTGTGGCTCCAGCAAACGAAAAGGAAGGCCGCAAGATTCTGCTGGCCGATCAAATTGACGGCACGACGAACACTTTGAAAGGAACAGCGGAACTGCTGGTTGTTCCGGAACTTGCCGGAGCGGATGACGCCTGGTATCTGCTTTGCACGAACCGCCCGCTCAAACCGCTCATTTATCAAAAGCGGAAAGAGCCGAAGTTCGTATCTCTGACAAATGAAACGGACACGAACGTTTTCATGAAGAAGCAGTTCCTTTATGGTGTGGATGGCCGCAGCAATGCCGGTTATGGCTTCTGGCAAATGGCCTACGGGTCTACTGGCGAAGAGATTTAATACTCCTCAAGCTATGAAACTATCGGCCTGAAAGGGTGGTTCTGATGTACTGCACCAACGAAGAAGTTCGGGGCATGATCAAAGACGACGCGTTGAACGTGCTGATCGGTAACGAATATATCGACGATCCGGACGAGCGCGAGCTGAAGATCGCCCCGATCATCGCCGGGGCCATTGCCGACGCCGCTGGGGAAATTGACGGGTATCTTGCAAAAAGATACCCCGTCCCCCTTTCCGTCGTTCCGAAGGCCATCAACAAGTTTGCCAAGGACATCGCCATATACAACTTGTTTTCCCGCATCGGCATTGACGAGTCCGAGAAGGACAAGAACTACTTGAACCGGTACAATGCCGCGATCCGCTTCTTTGAGAATGTAGCCAAAGGCATGATCGATATCGGCGTCAGCGGCGTCGGTAACGCCCAAAAGGCGAGCGCCGCCTTCTCCGCTCATTCAAGCGAAAGGCGATTCTCGCGAGATAGCATGCGGGGCATGTGATCATGTTCAGCATTCGACTGGAGGGCGACGTCCGGCGATTGATGAAGCGGCTGCGGCAGCTTGAAGAAGTCGATATTCGAGGTGTGGGCCGGGTCTTGGCCGAAGCGATACGGACTTCGACGCGCGAGCGATTCAAGGAGGAAAAAGGGCCGGACGGCAAAGGTTGGCAGTCGTCGATCCGAGCCTCCCAAAACGGCGGCACAACGTTGACAGATACGGCAGGCCTGAAGAACTCGATCAAGAGCAGCGTTTCCGCTAGCGGGTTTGCGGTCGGCACGAACAAAATCTATGCCCGCACCCATCAATTCGGAGAAAAAGGCCGCGAAGTCACGATCCGGGCCAAGACGTCGAAAGGCCTTGTCTTCCGGATCGGCGAGCGCTGGATTCGTAAACAACAGGTCAAAGTCACGATCAAGATCCCGGCCCGCCCGTTCCTCGGAATCAGCGAGGAAGACATGTTGGAAATCAAAGGCACGCTGGAAGATGCCTTGGCGGAGGAATAGACCATGATCGCAGAGTGCAAAGAGTATCTAATTTCAAAACTCAAACAAGCCGGGATCAAGTCGGAAATTCGGACGAGCATGAAATCGCTGAAGGAATTCCGAGACAGCCACGTCGGGGCTGTCATCCCCGAAGGCGACGCCTTTGCGCGAGCCTCCTCCAAGAAGGTTTATTTCGCTGAAGATGGGAGCAAGCACAAACGCCGGAAGCTGTACGACCGAACAATAACCATCACGGTTGTGATCGGCGAGTACGACCAGGAAAAATGCGATCGGATCTTCAGCTCCTTCATGGCCTCCCTGGACGCCGGTATTTACATCGACGGGAACTTTACGGCTATCGAAGTCGAGGAAGCCGATTGGGTTGATAAGGATGACAGCATCATTGCCGCCAAAATCGCCGTGCAACTGAAGGTGAAGTTCCTCGGCGGCATTTATAAAGACACAGACTTTGCTCCTGTCACGGATTACAACGTGCAGAGCATTGAACAAGTAAAGGAGGATGTACATGGCAGCGAGTAAAGAAGCATCAATTTCTCAGGGGCCGGCCCCTGAACTTCTGGAAATTGGCGAGCTGAAGCAAAGCCTTAACGTGCCGGATAACATCTATCAGGGCGTTCTTGCCGCAGAAAACTGGAAACCTGGGCGGCAAGTGAGCCAGGCCGATTTTGAAGCGGCCATCAAACGTTTTTGCGAGAGTCCGGTCATGGTCAAAAGGAAGGTGAAGAAGAATGCTTAGAGACGTCAAAACAACGATTACCGACGGAGGCCTGGGCGTCGGGACGGCATCCGGAACGGGGGTTCACGTAAAGATCGGCGTCTCCCCTGTGAAGTCTACCGCCCCGATCACGATCAGCGGTACGATGAGCCCAGCTAAAATCAAACAGCTGCTCGGCCTCTCCCCGCTTGCCGATGCTGTCCTGGACAGTGTCGATAACGGATCGGGCAAGATCTATTGTATCCCGGTTACGCCCAGCGTGGACGGTACGGTCGAAGCGGTACAAAAGACCGGCTCCGGAACCGGCGAGGTAACGGTTACGGGGAAGCCCAACGATGCCTATGAAATCATCGTCAAAATAACGGAATCCGGCGGCCTGAATGCGGCAGCCCTGCGCTATTCGGTTGATGGTGGATACTCCTTCAGCGATGAAATGACTGTGCCGCTAAGTGGCGAGCTGGTGATCCCGGAGACGGGCTTGACCTTCAAATTCTCAGAGGCGGCCACCGATCCGGTGAATTCGTTCCAGGTTGGCGATGAGTTTAGAGTCAAATCCGAAGCACCGCAAATGTCCAACCAGGACATGCTTGATGCATTGGCCACGCTTCGGAACGCCTCGATCTCTTTTGAATTCATCCATATTGTCGGAGATTCATCCCGAGCGCTTTGGTTTGCGGTGGCTACGGAGCTGACCACCCTGCGAGATACGTACAAAAAGCCAGTCTTCGCCGTGCTGGAAGCCCCGCGCCCAGAGGCGGGAGAAACCGTCGATGCGTACTATCAGCGTCTTGTGGACGAACGGAAGGGCTTGAGTCATACCGACGTTCAGGTCATCGCCGCCCGCAGCTTGTATACCAAGTCCGATGGACGGACGATGGACATCAACAACGCCGGGATCGTGTGCGGTTGGTATTCGCTGGCTGGTGTGCAGCAATCTATTGGCGAGACAAAAGCCTTCAGCGTTACGGAGTCCAAAATGCTGAAGCTGCTGCCGGAAGGAATCGAAGACTACATCGGCCTGCTGGATGACGAGAAGTATCTCACGTTCCGGAAATACGAAGGATTGGAAGGCTTCTATGTCACGAACGCTCGAATGATGGCGCCGGATGGATCGGACTACCGGTACGCCGAGGACGTGCGGGTTAAGAACAAGCTGATCCGCGAGACACGGAAAGAAGCCCTGAAGCAGCTGCAAGGCCAGGTGGATATGTCGGATGTCCAGGGCAGTCTGGAAGCGATCGCTAAGTTCATCGAAACCCCGATCGACGATATGGCCCGCGCCAAGGAGATCTCCTCCGGGCGGATCATCGTTCCTGAAGACCAGGATATTCTAGTCAGCGAAACGCTCAAGGTGATCATTCGGTTCGTACCCATTGGCCGGATTCGGGAAATCGATATCGACCTTGGCATGGAAAATCCGTTTACAGGAGGCGCTTAATTCATGTCGATTATTAACGGCAAGGTATACGATTGGAGCGATGTTACGGTGGCCGTTCCCGGCCTGAACCTTGAGCTCCAGGAAATCAGCTACAACGACGAGCTGGAGAAAGAAGTCGCCTATGGTCGTGGCCAGCGCCCGAGAGGCTACGGTGAAGGGAATTACAAATCGGAAGGAAAGATGTCCCTTCTTCGCGATGACTTCGACGATTTGATTGACTACTGCAAATCGCAAGGCGTCCCTCTGTACAAGCTGGTCATCCCCAAGATCGTCGTCAGTTACGCCAATGATGGCGGCAGGACGAGAACGGATGTCCTTAACACCGTGACGATTACGAAGGCCGATCAGAAGAATGCACAAGGCGACAAATCCCTGAAGGTGGATCTCGACTTGCTCATTGTAAACGGCATCGATCGGGACGGAGTCAAGCCGGTTTAAAGACTTCATCTTCCCTATCAAATTATCAAAAAAAAATGACAAATTCGGAGGAGATACCCATGAGCAATCCTAAAGAAGCGTCCAAGGTCGAGGAGTATAAATCGAAGTACGGCAAGGTCTACCAGGTCAAAGCAACGATCGAACCTGATGACGCGACTACGGTGGATCTGGAATATTGCTTCAAGCGCCCCGCCACGGCCAGCTATGACCGGTACGTAAAAGGCACGGCGCAAAGCCCGACCAAAGCGCTGAAGAACTTCATCCTGGATAACATCGTGGAAGAACAGGCCGCGAAGCTTGAGGCGGATCTGGAAGAATATCCGGCGCTCTCGCTTGCGATCGGCGAGAAGCTGCTGGCCATGCTTGGGCTTAGCAAAGACGTAAATTTAAAGCAGCTTTAGAGAGTGCCCTTCAGGAGGTAAAAGGCAACGTTATAGAATCCGGAACACTGGAAATCTATCGCTTTTTGCCTCCTGCTCTTCTAAAGACCGAACCGGGGCAAATGGATCTGGAGGAGTTCATTCATACTCTCGCCCAGGCGAGGTATGTTCAGGAAGTTGAAGAGATCATTTTGGCGAAGGCGATTGTGAGGGTATTCGGGGATTAAAAAAACCGCCCTTAAAAGGACGGTTTCTGGCGGCGAATCCAGCTTTTATAAAGTATGGTCGCGTGCTTCACGATCTTCCAAAACTTTTCATCTTTCTTGTCAAGGTGTCGGCCCAACGTATGCTGGTTTCCCATCCATAAAGCATAAGGGATTATGTAAATTCCGAGTGGGACAAAGATGAGGACCGATATAATCGCACCAGCGCAGAGTGCAAAAAACAATACTTGAACCATGAACCAAATCGCAGTCACTTGTATTCCTCCTTACGAATCGTTGTTTCCAATATATCACAAATAATCACAAAAGAAAGGAGGTAGGCCATAACATGAGTCTCGATTCTGTGTTCAGGCTGTCGGTCATTGTCGGCATGATCGACCAGCTAACCGGACCTATGAGCCGGATCTCTTCCACGGTAGACGGCTCGGTTAGCCGGATTGATAGGCTAAATCAAAGCTTCGGCAGTATGACCAAAACGGGACTTGTCATGACCGGGCTCGGCGCGCAAATCACGGACACAGCCCTCGCCCCTGTCGAAGCAACGTTCGAAACGCAGCGCGCGCTTGGCGAACTGAAATCCGTTGGGGTTAAGGACTTGCAGGCGCTAGAGCAGGCATCAGAGAACTTCTCCGACACTTGGGCCGGAACGTCGAAAGCTCAATTTATCTCCGCTGCCTATGACATCAAATCAGGGATCGCATCCCTGAATGACGAAGCCGTTGCGAAATATACGGAAATGGCCGGTATTACGGCCAAAGGAACGAAAGCTACCATCGCAGAGATGACCTCGTTGTTCGCGACCGGCTACGGGATTTACAAAGGCTTCTACAAAGATATGAGTGATATCGACTTTGGCGAGATGTTTGCGGCTGGTATTGGCCATGCGGCCAACATCTTTAAGACGGACGGTCCGCAAATGGCGCAAGCGATCTCCTCCTTGGGAGCTGCGGCGACTTCGGCCAAAGTCCCGATGGAAGAACAATTCGCTATCCTTGGCATGCTTCAGGCAACCATGAGCGGCAGCGAGGCCGGGACGAAGTACCGGGCATTCTTGCAGTCGGCGGCCAGGGCCGGGGATACCTTAAAGCTTAAATTCACGGACGCGAATAACCAGCTTCTTTCCTTGCCTCAGATCCTTGATAAGCTCAGGGGCAAATTTGGAGATACCCTCGACGCTGCCGAGAAGATGCAAATTCAGAAGGCGTTCGGTACAGATGAAGCCGTAGCCATGGTGGATCTCATGTACAACAAAACGGGAGATCTTCAAGATGGCATTTTATCGCTGTATGACTCCATGGGTAAAGGGATCAGCGAAGTCAAGGAAATGGCTAATGCAATCAATGATACCAGCCCGGATAGGTGGGATTTGCTTCAGCAGAAAATCCATAACGTCGGCGAAGATGTAGGGAATATGCTCCTCCCGACATTCAACGCCTTTATTGATCGAGGCGAGCAAGTTGTATCGAGGGTTTCTAATTGGATCGATAGTCATCAGCAGCTAACCAAATACATCATGCTGACAATCATCACTATCGGTACATTGCTTGCAGCTGCTGGAACACTCATAACCACTATTGGCGGCATCGGGCTTATCGTTTCAAAAGGCGTGAGCATTTTCCTCGGATTTTACAAGGTCTTAAAAATGGGGAGCGACCTCTTTTTAACAATGCGGATAGTCGCTCTATACGCTGGCGATGGCATAAGAGCTTTCGGCAAAGGCATTTTGAGCGCTGCCCGAGCAATGCCTGGAATGATCGCTTCGGTATGGTCATTCACCGCTGCCCTGCTGGCCAATCCGGTCACATGGATCGTTATCGGCATCGTCGCCCTGATCGCGGCGATCATCCTGTTATGGACGAATTGGGACCGGGTCACGAGCTGGATCAAGAGCGCTTGGAACTCAGCGATTAATGGCATCGTCGCCGGGTTCAACTGGATCAAGAACTTGTTTGCCGGGATGCCGGTATGGCTTCAGGTGGCCATCGCCGCCTTCCTGCCGTTCATAGGCATTCCAATGTTGATAATAAACAATTGGGGAAGTATTAAGGCCTTCTTTGTGAATTTGTGGAATGGGGTCACTGAACTTTTCAGAAGTGGCATTCAGAAAGCCAAGGACATTATAACCGGCGCATTAACCTGGTTCCGCGAGTCCGGCTCCAAGGTGATCACCACCTTTACGGACGGGATCAAGAGCGTAATTAACAAGCCGGTGGAAATGGTCAAAAACGGCTTGGCTAAAGTCCGCGAGCTGCTCCCATTCTCCGATGCGCACACCGGACCGCTCTCGCAGTTGACCCTTTCCGGACGCCGAGTATTCGAAACGATCGGAACCGGCATGGAGCAAAGCCAGGATATTCCGGCTGAAATGACGGACAAGGCCTTTGGACAAATGGGACTTGGCCGCGATGGCGAAGTCAAAAAAATCAACTTGCGCGAGGCCTTTACCGAGAAATCGGAAAGCAACAATACAACGACCGAGAAAGAAACGGGGTTGTACATCCATACCCTGAATATCAATCCGGACATCAGCAAGATAAAAGACTTGCCGCTGCTGTTCGCATTGCTGAAGGAAATCGAAGATTACAACAATGGCAACGGGCCGACACCGGCCCCGGCTGGATAGGAGGACACCCATGATCTATGTCGATGATACCGGCGTGAAGGTTGGAGGCGTTGTCCTCCCCGGCCTTTTCAAAAGCATCGAAATCAAAGGCGAGGCCACGGTCGAGGAGCAAGAAGTCCAAGGCAAAACGGCCAAGCCCAAACAAGCCACCGGTTACGAGGATGGCAAAATCACCTTGGAGTTAATCCTGGAGGACAGCCCAAACATGACTAAGCTTCGGCGGCTGGAGATCATCCAGAAGCTCTTTCAGAAGCCTGGCCAGACAAAGCCGGAAGTGCATACGTTCGTCAGCTCGCACTCATCCGTTCGGGGGATCAATAAAGTCATATTCAAGTCCTTAGCCTCGCGTGAGCAAAACAATACCTCGTCGATCGCGGTGACTATTGAGCTCTGGCAATACGTAGCCACGAAGATTACGGCCACCAAAAAAGGCAGCTCCAAGAGCTCAAGCAAAAAGACGACCGCCAAAGCAGCCGCCAAGCCCAGCTCAACACTGAGTGCCGATTACAAGAGTTATTTGACCAGCGATCGCGGTGCGGCTCCGAAGACGACGAATAAGACATCCAAAACGGCTGCCGTCGATAACAAGAACACCTCGGTCTACAAAAACGGAATCCTGCGGATGCCGATGTAAAGGAGCGATTGCCATGGATGATGATCTGTTCTATCCGGAAATCAACGTCGAGCTTGGCCCCTATGGACTTTCGCAAGGGATTGAGATCGAAGTGTACTCTTCGGCAGACTCTTATTTTGATTGGGGTAAGGTCCGATTTACTGACCGGTTCCAGGAGCAGATTTCCGTTGCCAAAAGGGACGCCGCTGTCGTTAAGATCGGATATAACGGCAATCTGGACGAAGTGTTCCAGGGATTCGTTGTCAGCCCGTATTCCGGCGGCAGCAACCAGGACGAGATCATCCTGAAGGACGCCATGGTTTTGTTGGAGGATACGCTGATCACGAACACCTTTCTTGATGCAACGCCCCAGGAGATCCTTTCCTTTTGCCTGGGCAAGGCCGGAATCAGCGAAGCGAGGATCTCATCTAAGATTTACGCAAAGAAAGCCTCCGTGCCAATCTTTCGGAAGAACGTCATTTCGGTCATCGAAACCGTTCATTCCCTCTGGAAGATCAAAGAGCCATTCTTCTTCTCTTCCGGGGTCTTTTACTGGGGCGAGCAGCCAGAGCAGGACAAAATCTATGAATTCGAGTATGCCGAGAACATCGTTTCCCTCGAAAAATTCGGAGGGCTTTGGCAGCTAGAAACGGTCGCCGCTCCATTTGTGCGGCACTCTCATTTAATCAATGTCTCACATCCGAAAGTATCCGGCCAATTCGCGGTGAAGAAGGTGGTTTTCACCACGGAGGTCACCGGCTTCATCCGGACGAAAATCTATTTTTAGGTGGTGGTTTCCATGTCGATCGTTGAAATGACCAATGCGGCAATCGACAAGCGCATGAAAACCGAATATCCGCATCTTCTGTATCCGGCAGCCATGCGGGCCAAGATTACCCGCGCCGCCGCTGGCCAGTATAATCTCAAAGTTCTGGACGATACCGGCGCTGTCGATGATCGATTCCCGGAGATCCCGAACGTGAAGTCGGATCAAGCTTTTGAAGTGGATGACACGGTGGCCATCCTGCTAATGTATGGCCAGCTCGATCCCTACATCGTCGGCAAGGTGGTGAGCTGATGGCTGGATTAAACGACACAGACATCCTGCTAAACGAGGATTGGCAGCTCGCCCCTGCGGCCAATGGCGATGCGCTTGTGGTTTCCGGACCGGACTGTTTCTTTCAGGACATCCGACTAGAGGCGATGACCCAAGAAGGCGAGCTGTTCTATGACGAAACTTGGGGCTGGTCGCTGCTTGATTTTATCCAATCAACGGACGATGAGCTCACCAGGCTTGAACTCGCCCAGCGCGTTCAGCTGAAGCTATCTAGACGCGAGGAAATCAACTCGGAGACGATCGCGGCCAATGTTCAATTTGCCGACGACAAGATCGGCGTCCAGATATCCTTCAAGTTCCAAGGCGACGATCTGCAATATCAGCTCGACATCGAGCTGGACAGAGTGAAAGTTGAGGTGAAAATCGTATGATCGACGATCAGGTGATGAATCAGATCCTCCCCGTTCCTGATCGAGACGAGCTCGCAAGCTCTCTCCAGGAGGAGTTACAAGATGAAGGCTTCAGCATCACGAACTTCTCGCCTGGCGGCATATTCTACACGCTGATGATGATCGCCATTCAGATCCGGATCGACCTGGTCACGCTCTTCCGCAACGTCTTAAACAATATGTTCGTTTCTCACGCTGAAGGCGATTGGCTGGAGCTGAAGGCTGCCGACTTCTCCAAGAAGCGCAAGCAGCCGGTGAAGACCAGGGGTAATGTTACGCTGAAGCGTGCGGCAGCCGGTGAAGCGATCCGGATAGCCAAGGGCGATATTTTCAAAACCGAAGCGGACATCATGGGCGAGGAGCTTCGATTCGTTGTCCTGGAGAACGTCACGATGCCAGCGGATGCCCTCACCTATCGCGTGCCGGTGGAAGCTGAGAAAGTGGGCTCGGCCTACAACGTGCCGCCGGGTCAGATCCGGCGCTCCCTGACGCATATTGAAGGGATCGACGAAATCATGAATGAAGCCGATTGGATCTCTCGCGAGGGTAGCGACTTGGAGGACATTGAAAGCCTTCGGGCGCGCACTTTGAACAGCTGGTCAGAGCTTTCGACTCTCCCTATTGCAGCGAAATACAAATCGGTTTGTGAGGCGATCCCTGGCGTTCTCTTTGTTCAAGTGGACGACCTTCATCCTCGCGGCCAAGGAACCGTTGATATTATCGTCACCGGCACCGCCGGAACACCGAGCGAAGGTTTGCTCGCCCAAGTTCAGGCTGCAGCTGATTCCATTAAAGGACCGGACGATAATGTTCTTGCTAAGCCCTCCGAAACCGTCACGCAGGACATCGCTGTCACGGTCTGGATTCCAGTGGATGCCTCGGAGGATGGCATCGAAACGAAGGCCACGGCCATCCTGACAGAACTGTTGCGCATCAAGAAAGGCCGAGACCTGAACGTGCTGAACCACGCAGACATTATCTATGCGATCCGCTCCGGAATCAGCATAAGCAAGAACGTCAAGGTCACTAATCCGCCGCAGGACGTTGTCCTGGACAATAACAAGGTGATTGTGCTTGGATCGGTCAGCATCACTATTTTGAGGGGGTAATGGCCATGTTCGAGAAGTTCGTCGATTATATGTACTACCTCCTGTTCGGCCCCCTGAAAAAGGTCATCAAGAAAAACAACCAGTTCTACATCTTTTTCAAGGTGATCAGTAAGCTGTTCGACCAGACCAAGCAGGACATTTTCCGGGTGCGCGAGGAGTCCATGATTATTTCGGCCAGTGAGCGGATTCTCGAAGAACATGGCCGCGAACGGGACATGCCCCGACTAAAGGGTGAGGATATTGAAAGCTACAGAATGCGGCTGCTCATGAAAAACGTCATCGCCGAACAAGCCGGGACGAAGAATGGCATTCTGACCGCATTGAAGGCTCTTGGATACGATCAGTCTTACATCGAACCCTATTATCTATATGATCCGGATCGCTGGGCTGAGTTCATCATCTACCTTGGCAGCAAGACACCACCAGGAGTTAATAGTCTTTCTGTTATCAATGCTGAAGTAATGAAGATCAAACCAGCTCGTTCAAAGCCGAATTATGGGATAAGGTTTGATTTTCATAACAAGAGTCAGTTAGACACTTTGCTTCGACTTCGGACGCGAGTGAATTTTTTCGGAGGATATCCATGGTACTTGGACGGTGTTCAACTCCTTAATGGTCATCCCTCTTTGTCAGGGTGGGCCGGGAACCGACCACGTTTCAATAATCAGATGGTCATCCGGAGTAAAAACAGAAATGAAGCCAGCCAAGATGCCGTTATTCGACAGCGGCACAACTACTGGGTACTTGACGGTTCCGTCCCCTTGGACGGATCGCGGCTATTGAGTTCTTCGGAGACAATCGTAAATATTTAGGAGGTTAATATGGCAGAACAGGTATTGACGGTTACAACAGCTTATGCGCGTGCACAAGTAGCGCGTGCTCGGGCTGAAGGTGGTAGCCTAACCAAGGTGGTACAAATGGCGTTCGGAAATGGTGGCGTTGATTCCTCGGGTAATCCTTTGCCAGTGGATGGAACTGAAGAAACGCTTCGCAATGAGTTGCTGCGAAAGGATATCGACAGCTATGAATTCATTGCTCCTGCTACGATACGTTACCGCTGCCCGTTAGCGGAAAATGAGCTTACCGGACAGATCATAAATGAGTTGGCGTTGGTGGATACGGAAGGTAAATTCACGGCCCTACGAACCATGGGGAACAAGCTTAAAGATGGGGATATGGAATTTATATTTGAGGTAGATGACATCTATTAAGGGGGCGAAATGAAATGCCAATAAAACCACCGAGACGTTTTACCGTTACGGATCAGGGCCATGCGGACGTACTTAATAATCCGATCGATACGCTTTATGAAAACGATCAAGAGCTGCAAACACAGATTGAAAGTATTCGTACCAACCCCACCCAGAACGGCATTGTATCGAGCGTGGAGTTCCAAAATCATGCTAATAACTCTCAGATTCATATTACGGCAGCGGAACGAACAGCTTGGGATGCTTCGGAATCAAATGCAAAAGCTTATACCGATTTAAATGCGGCGAAAAAGTCTCATACACATACAGCATCCGACTTGCCTTCTGCAACCACGCAAGCGCGAGGCGTTACACAACTTAACACGTCAACCAGTAGTACAGCTACCGATCAGGCTGCGACTCCAAGTGCGGTGAAAGCTGCTTATGATAAAGCAGATGCGGCCTGGAATGCAAGTAAAACAGGTCCTGGAACAGACTATACAACAAAACGACCTAGGAATACTGCTCTAAAATCTGCTACGGATTTTACTTCATCTGAACTCGGCAATGGCGAAATTGGGTTCATATATTAAGGAGAGCGAGGTGCATAAAATTGCCGATCCGCTTTAACTATAACGGGGTAATTACTTCAGTAAAAAAAGTACAGACAAGCATTGGCGGAGTGATCCGTGATGCAAAAAAAGGTCAGTCAAACGTTGATGGGGTCATACGTAATTTTTGGTCTATCCTCCTCGATATTTATAAAGCAGGCGTTGAAAATATCACTTTGGTTGCCGGTTATCATACAACATACGGTACGATCTCTAAAAACTCCGGAAGTATTGATGTTAAACTCACTGGAAATGTTGGTTCTGTAACAGAAGCATCTTATGTAACGGATGTACCCATAGACTTAGGCCCTTTCAGCAAAGTATGTATAGATTGGCAAAGTGTAGATAATTTTTCAGACAACTTTTGGAGTTATGTTATCGCAAGTACCAATAAGACAGGGAGTTATACTGAATCAAATGCAAGTGCTTTTAAAACAAAGACGTTCTCAAGAGAAATAACCGAAGTTGATGTATCGAATTTAACAGGATATCACTATATTCGGGTACATATCCGAATTGGTGGAGGGGCTAATGTCCCGAACATTAAAACCACAACATTTAATTTATGGCTCGAATAATATGAAAAGGAGAAATGGAAAATGAATGTTAAGTTTAACAATGGTGTTGAGCTGCCATGTATTACGGTTAATGGGAAGCAAGGTTATTATCAAAATGCCAATAGAGAGATTTACGAATTTCATTTCGACCCCAATAACACCGATTTTGCGCAATTAGAAAGTTTGTTTGGGAATGAGGAAAACACAAAACAAATTAGAATCATTGATGGGGATAGTGACTTTTTACATGAAAATTTCACTATAAGAATGAGCCTATCATTCTTACCTATTGAAGTTTTGCCTGAAACGACTAGTTCTCCCGCAAAGTACGAAAATAGGTTTGTTGTTTCAATGGCCCAAAAGACGTACATGGAGAATTTAGTTTCTCAATTGATTACACAACAATAGATAATCAATAACTACCATTATCTTCTCTCTTTAATTAAGATATACTTTTAGAGAAGGTATATTCTTAGTTGAAGAGAGAAGGTTCTTTATGAATATAAAAAAATCAGTAAAATCAGTTGTCCTTAAGTCGATTATTAGATTTAATGAAAAAAAATATAAAAACGGTAACCGTACATTGCGTTATTTATTTTCGAAGGCAAAATCAAGTGTTTTGATTGTCATATTTAGCGGGTTTTCAGGTGAAAATGAACGACCAAAATATAACTACATTAGGAGTTTAAATAACATTAGAACCAACAAATTATTTATCCTCGACAACTTTGGATATGGTAATAGAGGGACATACTATTTAGGTGAGAACAACGATTTTTATGTAGAAAAATCTGTAGATGAATTAATTGAAATAATCAAAAAGAAATACGGGATAACAAAAACCGTATTTCTAGGAAGCAGCAAAGGCGGGACTTCTGCTTTATATTTTGGAACTAAGCATGAAGCTGATTACATTATTGCTGGTGCCCCACAATATTACATAGGAAGCTATTTAAAAGCCGATTGGCACAGCAAAATTCTTAAAGGCATCATGGGAGATACAAAAGAAGTAAGCATTAATTTCCTGAACACATTATTACCACAGGCTATTTCTGAGGGAAATACAAAAACAAAGATTTATTTGCACTATTCTGTGAATGACCGATATACATATCAAGAGCATGTGCTCGATCTGATAAAGGATATTAATAATAAAGGATACACTTTGATCGAGGACATCCAAAGTTATAAGAATCATAATGACGTTGCAAAATCTTTCCCAATATTCATGAAAACAGCTCTAAAGAATGATATCTTGGCTAATCAAGATTAA